CCTAGTTTTATAACAAATGGTTCATTAACTCCGGTTGAGACTATGGATCATGCTGCAGCATTAGCTTTATTAGCAACAGCTGCTTGGACAGATCCTAACGCAGGCCCTGGAGAGTAAAAAAAACAATATAATTAAATTTAATTAAATGGAAAAAGTAGAAAATAAAATTAGTTTAGATCAATTACAAACTATAAACAAACACCAAGAAAAAGTAAGTGGTATTCTAAACCAAATAGGTTATTTAGAAAGTCAAAAACATGGCTTACTACATGAACTAGCTGGAGTTAATCAAGATGTAGAAAAATTTAAAAATGATCTTGAAGAAGAATATGGTGCTATAAACATAAATGTTGAAGATGGTACTTACACAAAAATAGAAGAAGAAGACAAAGAAGTTCTTGAAAATGCCTAATGTAATTAGAAAAATTAGTATTGGCTCTGATTATAAAAACGATGCAATGCATTATGCAATAGGTCAAGAAGTTTATGGTGGTCACACAATATGCGATATATTAAATAATGAAAAAAGTGGTGAATATTCTATTTATATAAAAAAGAATAATGAAGTATTACCATGGAAAAGATTTAATAATAATATGGCTATTGCTGTTGAATTTGATTTAAAATATTAATGAAAAGTTTATATAATTTTATTATTAAACCTTATAAACAAAGGTATGATAATATAAGACAAGTTGATAATAAAGAACTTATTATTAACACAGGTATTGAAGACCACAAATTTGTTAGTAAAAAAGCTGTAGTAGTTTCTACTCCTACGGCTTTTAATACTGACATAAAACCAGGTGATATAGTATATGTACATCATAACATATTTAGAAGATGGTATGATCAAAAAGGTAAAGAAAGAAATAGTGCAACTTACTTTCAAGGTGAACTATATTTTTGTAGTCTTGATCAAATATATATGTATAACCAAAAGTGCCATTTAAATTATTGTTTTGTAAAACCAATACTAGATAAATCATATCTAACGCTGTCTAAAGAAAAAGAGCATTTTGGTATACTTAAATACTCTAATAGCTCCTTAGAAGCTGTAGGATTAAAACCTGGTGACTTAGTTGTATTTACACCATACTCTGAGTTTGAATTTATTGTAGAAGGCGAACGCCTTTATTGTATGAAATCTAATGATATAGCCGTAACCCATGAATACGAAGGAAACGAAGAAGAAAATAATCCTAGCTGGGCAAAAAGCAGTTGAAGAGCTTATAAAAGTAGCAAAAGAGAAGATCGTAGATTCAGATGATGATGTTTCAGCTGATAGACTTAAGAATGCTGCAGCTACTAAAAAGCTAGCTATATTTGATGCTTTTGAAATACTAACACGTATACAAGAGGAAGAAGATAAGCTAAATGAAAAACCTAAAAAAGATAAACAAGAAAAAACTTTTAGAGGTTTTGCTGAAGGGAGGAGTAAGTGAGTTACAATCAAACACTTTGGAAAGAATTAAAAGATATTGTAAACCCTACATATTTAAAAAAACAAAACAAATCAAAAAAATGGGTTTATGGATATAATCAAGATTACGATTTTATAGTAATAAGTAAAACTGGACAAATTGGACAGATCATTGAAATACAAAATCTCAGGATTGCTTTACCAGCAGTCGATCAACCGTTTAAACGAAGTGAGAAACAAAAGGAACAATACTGGGAAAAACAAACCTACCCGAAAGCATTAAGCAAGATAAAAAGTAGATTTGATTGGGATGAATACCCAAATGATTTTAAAGAAGAATGGTACGATTATATAGATAATGAATTTAAAAAAAGAGATGAAGGCCACTGGTTTTATAACAATGGTAATCCTACTTATATCACTGGTACTCACTACATGTATTTGCAATGGTCAAAGATTGATGTTGGTGCAGCCGATTACAGAGAAGCAAATAGACTCTTCTTTATCTTCTGGGAAGCTTGTAAAGCGGACAGCAGGTGCTATGGAATGTGCTATCTTAAAAACAGACGGAGTGGATTTAGCTTTATGTCGTCAGCCGAATTGGTCAACCAGGCAACAATATCGTCTGACGCTAGATTCGGTATCTTATCTAAAACTGGAGCAGACGCTAAAAAAATGTTTACCGACAAAGTCGTACCAATATCCGTTAACTATCCGTTTTTCTTTAAACCCATCCAGGATGGTATGGATCGTCCTAAAACCGAGTTGGCGTATAGAGTCCCAGCTTCAAAGCTTACTAGACGAAAACTAGAAACAAACGAACAATTAAGAGAATTACAAGGTCTTGATACAACTATAGACTGGAAAAACACGGGGGACAACTCTTACGATGGTGAGAAATTAAAAATATTAGCACACGACGAATCAGGAAAATGGGAAAGACCGGACAACATACTAAACAACTGGCGAGTTACAAAAACAACACTAAGGTTAGGATCAAGAATCGTAGGCAAGTGTATGATGGGCTCAACTTCAAACGCATTAGATAAAGGTGGAAACAATTTCAAGAAACTGTACTACAATTCAGACGTTACAAAAAGAAATAGAAACGGACAGACATCTAGCGGACTCTATTCTCTTTTCATCCCTATGGAGTGGAACTACGAAGGATTCATGGATACTTTTGGATCACCTGTATTCACTAAGGGAAAAAATAGAATCTACGGAGTTGACGGTATTGAAGTTACAATCGGAGTTATCGAACACTGGGAAAACGAAGTAGATGGTTTAAGAAATGATCAAGACAGTTTAAACGAATACTATAGACAATTTCCAAGAACTGAAGCTCATGCTTTTAGAGATGAAACTAAAGATAGTTTATTTAATCTAACTAAAATATATGAGCAAATAGATTATAACCAAGAAATGAATAATACTACTACTCAAGGTAGTTTTATATGGGAAAATGGTATTAAAGATACTAAAGTAAAGTTTGTACCTAATAAAGATGGTAGATTTAAAATATCATGGGTGCCACCTAAAAACTTACAAAACAGAGTGATTATAAAGAATGGTGTTAAACACCCTGGAAATGATCACGTTGGAGCATTTGGTTTGGATAGTTACGATATATCAGGCACTGTAGATGGCAAAGGATCAAATGGTTCATTACACGGTTTAACTAAGTTTTCAATGGAAGATGCACCACCTAATCATTTTTTCTTAGAATATATATGTAGACCACAAACAGCAGAAATATTTTTTGAAGATGTTTTAATGGCTATGGTTTTTTACGGTATGCCAGTACTTGCTGAAAACAACAAACCTAGGTTTTTATATTATTTAAAAAGAAGAGGTTATAGAGGCTATAGTATGAATCGTCCTGATAAAGTATGGAATAAGCTATCGCCTACAGAAAAAGAAATAGGTGGTATACCTAACACAAGTGAAGATATTAAGCAAGCACATGCTGCTGCAATAGAAAGCTATATAGAAGAACATGTAGGACAATTAGAAGAAGGTATGGGTGATATGTATCACCAGAAAACTTTAGAAGATTGGGCTGGATTTAATATTAACAACAGAACTAAATACGATGCTTCTATTAGTTCTGGTTTAGCTATTATGGCTTGTAATAAAAATAGATATGTTCCTGTTGCTAAAAGACAGAAAAAGTCTATGTACTTAGGCATTAAAAAATATGATAACAGTGGTTATATTTCAAAAATAAATAAATGATAAATACTAATTACAATAGTTCGTTTCCTAGTCAGGTAGTACCTGATGCAGAGAAAGCCACTTACGAGTATGGTCTACAAGTTGGTAGATCTATTGAAAGCGAATGGTTTAGAGGCGATAGATCTTATAATGATAGGTTTAATACTAATTATAACAATTTTCATAGATTAAGATTATATGCTAGAGGTGAACAATCTATACAAAAATATAAAGACGAACTATCTATTAACGGAGATTTATCATATTTAAATTTAGACTGGAAACCAGTACCTGTTATACCTAAATTTGTTGACATTGTTGTAAATGGTATGTCTCAAAGAAGTTATGAGATAAAAGCTTTTGCTCAAGATCCGGAGTCAATACATAAAAGAACAGCTTATGCTGAGGGTATACAGAGAGATATGAACCAAAAAGCTGTTATAAATCAAATAAAAGAAGTAACAGGTTTAGATGTTTCAAGATCAGGTGGTGTTGGATTAGAAATGGAAAGTGAAGAAGAATTACAGTTGCATATGCAGATGGATTATAAAGAATCTGTTGAGGTAGCTGAAGAAGAAGTCATAAACAATGTATTAGCTAATAATAAATATGATTTAGTAAGAAGAAGATTAAATCAAGATTTAACAATATTAGGTATTGCAGCTGTAAAAACATCATTTAATAGATCAGAAGGTGTTACTGTAGAATATGTTGATCCAGCTAATTTAGTTTATTCTTATAGTGATGATCCAAATTTTGAAGATATATACTATGTAGGTGAAGTAAAACCTATAAGCATGGCTGAACTTAAAAAGCAGTTTCCATATTTAACCCCAGATGAATTAAAAGAAATTGAAAAGTATCCTGGTAATCAAAATTATACTAGAAACTGGAGTGGTAGATATGATGATACCACTGTTCAAGTGCTGTATTTTGAATATAAAACTTTTACTAACCAAGTATTTAAAATAAAAGAAACAGCTAATGGTTTAGAAAAAGCATTAGAAAAAACTGATTCATTTAATCCGCCAGAAAGTGAAAGCTTTAAAAAAGCATTTAGATCAATAGAAGTATTATATAGTGGAGCTAAAATATTAGGTCATGAAAAAATGCTTAAATGGGAGTTAGCTGAAAATATGACAAGACCAAATGCTAACACTGTTAAAGTTAACATGAACTATAACATCGTAGCTCCTAGAATGTATAAAGGTCGTATAGAATCAATTGTAAGCAGAATAACTGGTTTTGCTGATATGATACAACTTACACATTTAAAACTACAACAGGTAATGTCTAGAATAGTGCCTGATGGTGTTTATATGGATATAGATGGTTTAGCAGAAGTAGATCTTGGTAACGGAACTAATTACAACCCAGCAGAAGCATTAAACATGTATTTTCAAACTGGTAGTATTGTAGGTCGTTCAATGACTCAAGATGGTGGTATGAATCCAGGTAAAGTTCCAATACAAGAACTTTCTACTTCAAATGGTATGGGTAAAATACAGTCATTAATACAAACTTATGAGTATTATCTAAAAATGATAAGAGATGTGACCGGTCTTAACGAAGCTAGAGATGGTACACTTCCAGATAAGCAATCATTAGTTGGGTTACAAAAATTAGCCGCTGCAAATTCAAATGTAGCTACAAGACACATATTACAAGCTAGTTTATACTTAACGCTTAGAGCTTGTGAAAATATATCATTAAGAGTTGCAGATGCTTTAATGTTTCCACTTACTAAACAAAGTTTAAAATCTAGTATATCAAGATATAACGTAGGTACACTAGAAGAACTAGCTAGTATGAACATGCATGACTTTGGTATATTCTTAGAATTAGAACCAGATGAAGAGGATAAGCAAATACTAGAGCAAAATATTCAAATAGCTTTAAAAGCAGGTCAAATAGACTTAGAAGACGCCATAGATATTAGGCAAGTTAACAATTTAAAGTTAGCTAACCAAATGCTTAAAAAACGTAGGAAAGATAAGCAAACAAGAGATCAACAAGCTCAAATGGCTAATATACAGGCTCAAGCTCAAGCTAATGCAGAGTCTGCTGAAAAAGCAGCTATGGCAGAAGCTCAAAAGCAACAAATATTAACTGAACAAAAAATGCAGCTTGAAAAAGCTAAGTCTGATTTTGAAGTTCAAAAAATGGAGAGAGAAGCTCAAATTAAACAACAGTTAATGGAGTTAGAGTTTAATTACAATATGCAGCTAGCTCAACAACAAGCTAAATCTAAAAAGTCAAACGAAGAGTTTAAGGAAGATCGTAAAGACGAGAGAACTAAAATTCAAGCTACACAACAATCAGAACTAATAGATCAAAGAAAAAATGATTTATTACCTAAAAACTTTGAATCATCAGGCAATGATACGCTTGGTGGATTTGGACTAGAGCAATTTACGCCTAGATAATTATTAACTATTATATTATATTATGTCAGAAACAGTCAAACAAGAAGGTGACTTTAAAATAAAAAAGAAACCTGGTAGACCTAGAAAACTAAACAAAAAAGATGAAACTATTAAAGTAGATTTATCTAAAAAAGAAGAGGAGAAAAAAGAAGAAAATGCCGTTCAAGAGCAAACAACAGATGAAGTACTTGTTCGCAACGAATCCCCAATTAGCGAAGAAGTTTCTAAAGAAGACGTCAAAGAAGCAACTGAAGAACCTACCGAAGAGAAAAAAGTAGAAGAAGTAATATCTCCAATACAAGAGATCACGGAAGAAGAAGTTAAAGAAGAAGAAAAAGTAGAGGAACCAGTTGCAGAAACTAAACAACAGGAAGTAAACTTACCAGAAAATATAGAAAAGCTAGTTAAGTTTATGGAAGAAACAGGTGGAACTGTTGAAGATTATGTTAGATTAAATGCTGACTACTCTAATGTAGATGACAATACATTATTAAAAGAATATTACAAAAGAACTAAACCACATTTAAACATAGATGAAATTAACTTCATAATGGAAGATAATTTTTCATTTGATGAAGATGTGGATGAAGAGCGAGATATAAGAAAAAAGAAACTTGCCTTCAAAGAAGAAATTGCTAAAGCCAAAAACTTTTTGGAAGACACCAAGAGTAAATATTACGACGAGATCAAGTTGAGACCGGGCGTTACTCAGGAACAACAAAAAGCTATGGATTTTTTCAATAGATATAACGAAGAACAACAAGCTGTTCAAGAGCAACATAATAGATTTAAATCTAATACTAAAAATTTCTTTAACAAAGAATTCAAAGGTTTTGACTTCAACTTAGGTGAAAAGAAATTTAGATATGGAGTTAGTGATAAAGATTCTGTTGCGAATAATCAATCAGATCTTACGAACCTAATCGGGAAGTTCTTAGATAACAAAGGTGAGATAAAAGATTTTAAGGGTTATCATAAAGCTATTTATGCAGCGCAAAATTCTGATACTATAGCTAATCATTTCTATGAGCAAGGCAAAGCCGATGCTATTAAAGATATGATGGCTAAATCTAAAAATATAAGTAATGAACCAAGAGCTACGTCTACTGGTGATGTTTATATTAATGGATTAAAAGTAAAAGCAATAAGCGGTGTTGATAGTTCTAAGTTAAAATTAAGAATAAACAAAAAATAAAACTTAAAATTAATAATTATGGCACTAGATGCAACAAATGCCCCGGGTTTAATCCCACATCAAAAACAAGTTGCTTTATCAAGCAATTACTTGTCTTTTGATAGCTCCACAGGTGGAGGAACTTTTGCTCAACAATATCTTCCTGAGTTGTATGAAGCAGAAGTAGAGAGATTTGGTAACAGAACTCTTCAAGGATTCTTAAGAATGGTTGGAGCAGAAATGCCAATGACATCTGATCAAGTAGTTTGGTCTGAACAAAATAGATTACACATTTCTTACGATGGTTGTACTAACAACTCTGGTGGTACTGTATTAGCAGTTCCATTAGAAGATAATAAAGAGTGTGTTATTAGAATAGGTGCAACAGTAGTTATCTCTAACGGGTTAAAAACTGTAAAAGCTAGAGTACACAATGTTGAGGCTGCTACTGGTTCTGCTGGTTCTAGAACTTGTAACGTTCATTATAAAACTTATGGTGTATCAGATGGTACTTCTATTCCAGATACATCAGGTGTTTGTAAGATATTTGTATACGGTTCTGAGTTTGCTAAAGGAACTAATGGAATGGAAACGTTTAATACTAGCGCTCACTCTACTCAAGCTATCGATCCTGACTTTACTCAATTTTCAAACAAGCCAATTATCCTTAAAGACTTCTACGAAGTTTCTGGATCTGACGCTGCTCAAATTGGTTGGGTTGAAGTTGCTACTGAAGATGGAACTTCTGGGTACTTATGGTACTTAAAAGCTGAGTCTGAAACTAGATTACGTTTTGAAGATTATCTTGAAATGTCAATGGTTGAAGCTGAGAAAAAAGGTGCTTCTGGTACTACAAGTGTAGATGGTTCTGAAGGTTTATTTTCTGCTATTGAAGCAAGAGGAAATATCTATAATGACTTTGCTGGTGCTGCTGCTGCTGGATCAGGTGCATTAGGAGATTTTGACGCTATTCTTAAGCAGTTAGATAAGCAAGGAGCTATTGAAGAAAACATGTTATTCTTATCTAGAGCTACAGCTCTTGATTTTGATGATATGATAGCTGCAATGAACGGTGGTTTTGCTGGAAGTGCAGGAGCAAGAGGTGCTTCTTATGGTTTGTTTAACAACGAAGCTGATATGGCATTAAACTTTGGTTTTGACGGTTTTAGAAGAGGTTCTTATGACTTCTATAAAACTGACTGGAAATATCTAAACGATGCTTCTACAAGAGGTTTAACTGCTGATATCGACGGTGTTATGATTCCTGCTGGAACATCTACTGTATATGATCAAGTTTTAGGTCAAAACATTAGAAGACCTTTCTTACATGTAAGATATAGAGCTTCTGAAGCAGATGACAGAAGAATGAAGTCATGGGTTGTTGGTTCTGTAGGTGGAGCTTACACTTCAGGATTAGATGCAATGCAAGTTCATTTCTTATCTGAGAGATGTTTATGTGTTCAAGGTGCAAATAACTTTGTGTTATTTAAATCTACTACGTAATTTTACGTATTAAATAAAAAGACCCTGCTTCGGCGGGGTCTTTATTAATTATTATATTATATTATATTATATTATATTATGGAAATAAAAGAAAAGAAAAAAACTGAAGCTAAAAAAGCTGAAGTTAAAAAAGATACTTGGGAAATTAAAGATAGATATTATCACTTATTAGATAATATGTCACCTTTAACATTTAGAATAAACTCTAAACACTCTGCTAGAAAACCTTTAATGTGGTTTGATAGTGAAAAAGGTTATAATAGAGAACTTAGATATGCTACTAATCAAAAATCTTGTTTTGTAGATGAACAGCAAGGCATGGTAACTTTAGGTCATATTGTTTTTGAAGATGGTGTACTTATGGTACCAAAATCAGATGTTGCTTTACAAAAAATGCTTTCACTATATCATCCTAATAAAAGTGTTTTATATGCTGAAAAAGATGAAGTACAAGAAGCTGTAGATGATCTTGATTATTTAGAATTAGAAGTAGAAGCTATGAATGCTGCTATGACTATGGATGTTGATCAAGCCGAAGCTATATTAAGAGTTGAGCAAGGTTCTAGAGTATCTAAGATGAGTTCTAAGGAACTTAAAAGAGATTTAATGTTATTAGCTAGAAGTAATCCAGAATTATTTATAGAGTTAGCTAATGATGAAAATGTAGGTCTTAGAAATATAGGTATTAGAGCTATTGAAGCTAATATAATATCTTTATCTCAAGATCAAAGAAGTTTCTCTTGGGCTAGTAATGGCCGTAAACTAATGAACGTGCCTTTTGATGAAAACCCATACTCGGCTTTAGCCGCTTGGTTTAAAACTGATGAAGGAGTTGAAGTTTACAAAACAATAGATAAAAAGCTTAAATAACAAGTGATAATAAATTAGGGTGGTTTTACGCCACCCTTTTTTTTAAAAATATTAAAATGGCAATAAGCGTAGATACAGTATATCGAACAGTATTACTTATACTAAACAGTGAACAGCGTGGTTATATGACGCCAGACGAATTTAACAAAATTGGTACACAAGTTCAAAGACAAATATTTGAAAGATATTTTGAAGACTTAAACCAACAAGTTCGTATACCACAAAGTGATATGGAATATTCTGATCGTATAGCCATTACAGATGAAAAAATTGCAGAATTTAAAACTGAATCAGACGCTATTTCTACAGGCGCAAACACATTTACTTTACCTAGTGATTTATATAGATTAGGTTCTTTAACATATGAAAGACCTGGCTTTATGCCAGTTGAAGTTCAAAGAGTTGGTAGAGCTGAATTTTACAACATAAGAAAATCTCCACTTACAGCACCAACAAATTTAAAACCAATATATTTATACGAAGATAATAAAGTTGAAGTATATCCTAGTACTATAGTTAGTGATATAAAATCTCAATATGTAAAAAAACCAACTGACGTTAGATGGGGATATGAAATAGGTAATTTAGGACAATACACTTTCACTGATTATGTTTTTGATGCGACCTCTTTCATTCAGGGAGCTGAATTAATTGATTTTACATTAAACGTTTCTCCAGGCGCGACACAACCTTTATCTAGCTTAACTCAACAAAGTACAACAGGCAGTGGCTCTGGAGCTACTTTCTTATTTACCGTAGATACAGGATTAACACCACCAACTATAACATCTATAATAATAGAAAATATAGGAACAGGGTATAAAGTTGGTGATGAAATATCTTTTGACCCAGCAAGTTTTGGAGGATCAATTAACGATCCTAAACCAACTATAACTATAAATAATAATATGTTGATGCCTTCAACTACTAGAGGTTTTAGTAACTTTGATTTACACAACTCAGAGCAAACAGAACTTGTTTTAAGAATATTATTATATTCTGGAGTAGTTATAAATGATCCTTCAGTTGTTCAAGTTGCAGCACAAAAAATACAAGAAGAAGAAGTAAACGAAAAATCTTAATAAATGGGACTATTAAAAGAAACTAACGCACAATATTACGCAGGTCAAAAAGATTTTGGAGTATTAGATAATACAGGTTCTTCAGGCGGTGAAATACCTTTTGATATATCTAACTTCAACACAGAGTTTATTAGTGCATATGATACATCTGGAAATCAAATAAGTTCTAATTCTAACTATACTATTTATTATAAATTTTCTAAAAGAGTGTCTGCTATAACACAAATTACAGTTGGTAGTGGATTTACCATAGGTGATATAGTACAACCAGTTGGTGGTCAAGGATCTGGTTTAAAATTTAAAATTACTGGAGCTGATGGAGCTTCTACAATACATGATCCTGGTTTTGGTTACGTTAATGGTGACACTGTTCAAATATCTAACAGAGCTGGTGGTCCATCTTCTTTTACATTAACCGTAGCAGCTAGTGGATCTTTTGTTGAATTAGATGAAAATCTTTCATATGTGTCTCAAAACAAAGTTATGTTAAGAGATACTCTTCCTGGTGGTTATCTTGGACATTTTTACATACAGTTAAAGCAATCTGCTATAAATAACAATTATGGTAGTTATTCTTACACAACATTAGATGATATAATAAATAACTTTATAGTTGGTTATGTTGGAGTTGGTAAAATTATATCTAGTTGTAAAAGAACTGATATAATGTTTCATGCTAAAAGAGGTTTACAAGAGTTTTCATACGATACATTAAAAAGTATTAAATCTCAAGAATTAAACATACCACCTAGTTTATCTATACCTATACCACAAGATTATGTTAACTATGTTAAATGTTCTTGGATAGACGATGCTGGTGCTAAGCATATTATATATCCAACTAGAGTTACTTCTAATCCTACAGATTTATTAATACAAGACGCTGATGGTATACCAACTCAAAATGAATATGAAGAAAACTTAGAGGCTAACAATTCTCAAGCAGAAGATAGATGGGCTAATCAAAGTCTTAATGAAGATATGTTAACTGATGATTATAGACATCCTAATAGAAGGTTTGGTCTTGGTCAAAGATATGGACTTCAACCTGAAGAAGCTCAAATAAACGGTAAGTTTACTATAAACGAAAGACTTGGTACATTTTCTTTTACAAGTGATTTAGTTGGTAAACTTATTATATTTGAATATATATCAGATGGTTTAGCTATAGATGCAGACACTAAAGTACCTAAAATGGCAGAACAAGCTATGTACATGCATATAGCGCACGCTATATTATCAGGTAGAGCAAATATACCTGAGTATATAATCAATAGGTATAAGAGAGAGCGTTCTAGCGCTCTTAGAAACGCTAAAATAAGATTAAGTAATATTAAGATAGAAGAAATATCTCAAGTGTTTAGAAACAAAGGTAAATGGATTAAACATTAATTATGCCAGAAATTAAAAATACTTTTCTCAAGTCTAAAATGAATAAAGACTTAGACTCTAGAATAATACCAAATGGTGAATATAGAGATGGTCAAAATATAAGTGTTAGTACTTCTGAAGGGGCTGATGTTGGTGCTTTAGAAAATATTAGAGGTAATGTAGATATTAGTTCATTTGGTTTAGATAATAAAGATTTAGAAATAATAGGTTATTATTCTGACACTGCAAATAATAGAATATTTTTATTTATAACAAATAACAATGAAGGTATATCTAACGATGTCGCAAGAGTAGTAAGTGATGGATCTTTTAATGATGGTAACTTTACATTTACAAAAAATCCTGTTTTAAACTATATAGCTTATGTTTCTTTTAATAAAAATAGCCAAGTATCTGATTCTAAAATATTATTAAGTGGAAGTTTTTTAAATTTTTCTAAAAATAATCCAATAATAAATATTAGTATAATAGAAAATTTAATGTTTTGGACTGATAATAGAAATCAACCAAGAAAAATTAATATAGATAGAGCTATAGGTGATAGTTTTGTAGATGAAAACAACAAAGGATATTATTATAATGAAGACCATATATCAGTTGCTAAATATGCTCCTTACAGTTCTATTAATTTTTTAAAATACTTAGATAAACAAGATCCTTTATATGCTGAAAAAACTTTAAAAAACGAAGTAGATGAATTTTTACCTCCCTTTATAGCGGTTCCAGCATCCGTGCTAGTTAACGAGGATAGTGGTAGATATTTTTTTAATGTAAATTCTCAAGATAAAGAAAATAAATCAAGTCTTGACGGCGTTAATAATAGTTTTTTTACTGATTTAACTAATTTTTTAAGTGAAAGTCAAGGGACAAATAATGGTAATTCTTTTTTCTTTTTTAATCAAAATACTGGTCAATTACATACTAATCAATACAAAGTTAAAGTTAGTATATATGGAGAAAATGGTTTGCAAGATGCTTTTTTAGAAAGCGTTACTGAGTTTGGTAGTTTTCGTTTGCAATCAGCAAATGGAACTCCTATACTTAATTTTGAAAATCAATTAGATTGGAATCTTACCGATGGTTCTGTTGCTAATATTGCTTTTAGCTTAAGAAATCCTGATTATAATGAAAACTTTGATAATGTAGGTGATGAAGATTTATTAAAAGAAAAGTTTGTAAGATTTAGCTATAGATTCAAATACGACGATGATGAATATTCTTTGTCTGCTCCATTTTCACAACATGCTTTTACACCAAAACAATTTGGTTATTTTATAGGCGATGATTTAAATAATACAAAAGAATCTAGTAATGTAGATTTTATGGTCAATCAAATTACTTCTGCTGGTTTAGTTATGGATTTGCCTTGTAGAGTTAATGAAATGTTTGATAAGCTTAAGGTTAAAGAATTACAAATATTATATAAAGCATCAGATGAGCAAGCTTTAAAAGTTATTACAGATATAGATTTTTCTAAGCCTAGTTTAATAAAAGGAGCTCCAGACGAAATTGAAATAGATACTAGTAGAACACCTAGCAATCAAGGTGGTTATGTTTTAAATAAAATATATAAAACAACATATGGAGGCGATGGTGAAGGTCTTACTGTTAAAGTTACTGGTGTAGACTTAAGTGGTGGTGGTTCAACTGGTCCTGTAACATCTGTTGAAATAGCATATAGTGGGTATGGTTATAAAATAGGTGAATCGCTATTTGTTGGAAATGGAGATGGTGTTACTAATGATATATATGTTAAAGTTACTAAGTTAAGTAGTACTTATATACATGATTATAAATCACAAAAACCTATAAAAGTATTACCAGAAAAAGAAATAGTAAGAGTAAGTGATATAGTTCCAATTAAAGCTAAAACTCAAGAATCTGTAGGTAATAGAGTTATATATGGTAATTTTCAGCAAACAACTGAGTCTCCAAACAGTTTAAAATATAAAGTAAGTTTTCAATCAAAATCTTTTTTATCAACATCAGAAAACATAACAGACTTAACTGGTGTAGAATTTAATAATCACACACTAAAACAAGGTAGATCATATCAAGCAGGTATAGTCCTTCAAGATAGATATGGTAGAAGCTCTAATGTTATTTTAGCTAACGATGCTGAAGGTTTTAACTCTACGTTTTTTGCGCCATATTCAAATGGAGGAGCAGATCCTACCTCTTGGCTTGGTAATTCTATAACTATAGAGTTTGATGAAAAAATACCAACTGATAAAAATGGAGATTATGTTGGTTTGTGGAGTGAGCAAAATCCACTTGGTTGGTATAGTTATAAAGTTGTTGTAAAACAACAAGAGCAAGACTATTATAATATATACACACCTGGAGCTGTAAGTGGTAATATTAAATTTACAAAATGGACAGAACCTTTATCTTTTTTAAGAACTAAATCTTTAGCTAGTATAGCGCTTTTTAATGATAATATAAATAAAATACCTAGAGACTTAAAAGATGTTGGCCCTTCTGATAACATATATTCATCAAGTGTTGAATTAATAAATAGGGTTAATCAAACTAATTTTAATATAGATGAAAACTCAAAAAAATACCCTGATTTAAATGGTCAAGCTTTAGCCCCTTATGAAAACTCTAATATAACTAGTATAAGACAATTTAGAGAACTAGGTGATTGGACTATATATAAAAATGTAAATTTAAAATATACTACAATAGGTCCGGCTGCACAAAGAGCTGATGGATCTGCTTATGATAATGATTATTATATATATCCAGGTAATGTAGGTGAAGTAGATCCTTTCTTTTTAGAAAATAATAAAAATCCTATAATAACAACTATATCTACAAATAAAAGAATTGGTTTTAGTGAAGAAGATCAAAAAACAAATAATTTTGCTAAAGAATTAACAATATTTGAAACTAAACCTACAAAGTCTAGCTTAGATATATACTATGAAACATCCACATCTGGAACTATAGAAGATTTAAATTTTAATATAGAGTTTACACAATCGTCAATTAATATAGCTTCTGGCATATCTCCAATAGATATTCCTTTACTTCAAGAAACAGAAAAGTTTGGTGAAATAATTTCTAATGAGTTTCAAATTGTTGATGACTTTGGTAATATAGTAAATGATAATTCTTGTAGAATAACTTTAGATTCAGTTGAATATAAATCTGACTCAAGTTCTAGTTTTTCTGTAATGCAAAACGTTAATAGCAGTTCTGGTTCTGTACCTAATTATTTAAGGCAAAAAGGATTTTTATCTGGTAATTTTGATAATTCTGATACAAGTAATCCTTTTTCACTACAAGAAAATATAATATCTCCACAGCTACCACCAGTATATAAAATAATATCTAAAAGACCTTTAAATAGATTTGATGCTGGAATAGAGTTTAAACTTAATTTTAAATTAACTCAAAACGGTATACAAAAAGGTGATGTTGAAAAAAGAATTAATTTAAGCGATGTTAGACCGTTTATAGGTAGTATAGGTATACCTAATAAATCAGCTACTGATTGGACTAATAGATACAATACTTTAACTTCTGAAGGTGATGGTGATCAATTAGAATCTATAAGAAACTTTTTAAAAGATTGGAGTGAATGGACAAGTACAACTAACCAGTATATTAAACTTGCTAGATTTTGGAACCATGTTGAAATAGTTGACAATCCTAATTATAATGATCCAGGAAATCTTAATAATTTTTTAGTTTGGGACTTAAAAGATACTAGTGATATATCTAAAGGTTTTAAAGGCCCTAAAATAACTCTTCAAGCTTTTAATAGTTATACTACAAGTGATTGGAGTATAACAACCACTGGTTCTAACCATATCAACATCCGACGTGTTTCTCACTGTGATAATAATATTGGTCTTCCTGGATGTTACAACACATTTAATGGAATTCGTATTTTTCAAAAAATAACAGTTCCAGGTTATTACTCTATAGCACGTAGTAAATACTACACAGCCGCAAATAGGGGTTCTAGAATAGATTATTACCCAATAGCTAAACAAAATGGAGGAAATGAGAACGGGAGAGTAAATGTTTTAGGTGAAATAACATTTTCTTCTAATGGTTTAGAAAAGTTTAACAAAAATACAAACTTATTTCCTCAGTATGGGCAAGGGCCAAACATTCCACATACATTTGGAGCTAGTAAACCTATAATTAGCACAATTGATCATGATCCTGACTTCGTTATAAGGGACAATGCTAATGATCAAAACAGTATGTACCAAGAACCATTAAAAAATACTAGATTAGCAAATGAATATAACACAAATAATTTTAAACGTAGATTAAATAAAACACTTAATTCTACTCAAGAATCTAATAATTTAAATTATAGAATAGATAAAGGTTATGTACAGATAACAACCGATCACATGGCAGGCAGCAGTGCTAGCATGAGATATTATATGAATCAGGTATCAAATCCTTTTTTAATTTCTAAAGACCCAAATAACTCTACTATTATTAAATTAACACCTAATTCCCCTGCTATAGATACTGGTTTAATTATAGGTGATACTGTTAATATAATAATTGATCAAGTTGCAAATGGGGCGAATGGAACATATATAAGAACTAACTCACCTCTTATATATGTACAATTAGGTAATGATTTTATAGAGTTCCAAAAACAAGCTAGCTATGCGTTAGTTGTGACTTTATATATTGTTGCAGAACAAACATTGTCTGGAGAAACACCTAAAATATCAAATCCATACATAATAAAGTCTGTTTTGACTTAAATTTAATTTTCAAAAATGGCATATAAATTAGAAGTAAAATATTATAATAGTTTTTGGTTAAAGCATGTAACTACGCCTCTACTAGTTAACCCAAGTGGTAATCGACCAGGTTACTTTAGTTTGTTTCCAGGTTTTCCGTGGGCTAGAGATTATGACCCTGAAGTATTCAAAAGTAATTTTAAAGCTAGTTTAATATATCCTAACTGGCCTATAAGTACTAGTACATATACTTCTAAGTATTTTAAATCAAACGTTTACAATTTAGCTAAAAAAAGAAATAATGCTTTAATATATTCTGGCATATTTAATTCTAATACTAATGTAAATAATACTAATGTTTTTTCTATAGCAGAAGACATAACTAAAGCAGTAGATCCACATAATGGTTCTATACAGCTTATATATGCTATGGATAATAACTTAACTATATTTCAAGAAAACAAAGTAAGTACAGCTTTAATAGATAAAGACTATATATATTCAGCAGAAGGTCAATCTATATCTACACAATCTGATGTTGTTATAGGACAGGTAACTCCTTATACTGGTGAATATGGTATTAGTAGAAATCCAGAATCATTTGCTATTTTTGGCTTTAGAAGATATTTTTCTGATAAAGATAGAAATGCTGTGTTAAGATTATCAAGAGATGGTATAACTGAAATATCTGGATATGGCATGAGAGATTATTTTAGAGACAATTTATCTGAAATATCTGAAACAGCAACTAAATATTATTCAAGTAATTATAAAGTAGAATTAATTAATAATAATATATCTGATTTAATTACAAATAATAATCTTGGTAACTATATATTAATAGATACTTCAAATCCTTTAATAGAAGAAGAAAGTATTAATGGATCTATTGTAGAAATAAACTTAAATTTTGATCCTGATAATCCAAATACTGGTTGGATTACCTTAATAAATAAAGCTACTACTATTGGCAAAAAAACAAGTGCTTCTTCTAGTCAAGATTTAGTATATATAGAAAATTCAATTATAAACCAACCTTTAACAGATGCTAGTGGTAATATCATTAACAATGTTTATATTAGATTTGTTAGTTCAAAATATGATAAAATAGAAGGTGGTTTTGATAATTACAAAGACAATTATATTGTTTCTATACAAAAATATTCAGGTAGTAAAACACTTGATGAAACAAGTGATTATTATAATACATTAACATTTGATGAAACTGTTCAAGGTTGGACTACTTTTTATACTTATAGACCTTCAAGCATACTAAGTTTAAAAGGTAACTTATATACCACTAAAGAAAATAAGGTTTATAAACATTATGATGAGTTTACGTTGCATAATTCTTTTTATGGAGCAGATCCAGTAGCATCGTCTATAACTTTTGTATTTAATGGTAATCCTTCTATAAGTAAAAACTTTAAAACAGTAAACTATGAAGGAACTAGCGGTTGGAGAGTTGATACCTTTTCTTCAGACGAAACAGAAAATTTAGTTTCCTCTGGTTATAGTGGATCTACATCTTATAGTTCGTCAGCTGATCAAACAAACAAAGTGTTAAGTTATGAAGAAGGTGGATATATAGAATCAGGTGTTCAATATAGACAAGGTTTTTATAGAAAAAATAATAAATATTACGCAAAGTTAGTTAATAACAGTCAAGCTTCTCAAGGTGAAGTTAATTTTGGTACATCTATAACTGGTATTAAAGGATTTTTTGCAACAGTTAAAATGTCAACAGATAACGTCACAGATGTAGGTGGAGTTAAAGAGTTATTTGCAGCATCAACAGAATTTGTACTATCAAGATAAAAATATAATTATGGGTTTTAAAGATAATTTTAAAGGAGGAACTGGATGGGCCGCAGCTGCTCAAGCACTTCCAGCTGTATTAGGTCTTTGGCAAGCTAGCAAAGCTAAAACAGATTACAAAGATAAAATAACTGAAATTGAAAACTTTCAAAGACAAGGTATAGTTAACCCATACCAGAATTTAGAAAATCCTTTTAAAAATTTATCTGTAGCTACTCAAGCAGCTAGAATACAAGCAGAAGAAGCAGATATAGCTTTAGCTAATACTTTAGATACCTTAAGAGCTACAGGTAAAGGAGCAGGTGGTGCTACTGCTTTAGCTCAAGCAGCGTTAAGATCTAAAAAAGGTATTTCAGCTAGTATAGAACAGCAGGAAGTTAATAATGAAAAATTAAAAGCTCAAGGTCAATTACAAGTTGATATAGCTAAAGCAAAAGGTGAATATGATAGAATGGAAATGCAGGAGAAAAGAGAAATAGGTGAACTTGATAGATTACAAGGCCAAGCTGATTTAGCTAAAGCACAGCAATTACAATCACAATACGGGGCTATGAGAGCTCTTGGAAGCGGGCTTAGTACTTTAGCAGGTGGGGTTTTACCACCACAGCAATTAGCCGATGGTGAGTTAAGTAAAAAAGAGTTAAGACAACAAAGAAGACAATATAAAGACTTTAGCAAAGCTAATAAAGAGTATAGGGCTAATAGAGAGGAATACGACGCGTTAAATAAAAAATATGACGCAAATGCATATTTAAACAAAATTAATGAAGATAATCAATTTAGTTTAATGGATGAGAGCGGTGATATTCAATTAACAGAAGATTATCTAAATAATATAGATCTTAGTCAAAGTTTTTTTTCTAGTGGTTTATCAGGTTTAGGTTTAGACGATTAAAATTAACATATTATGGGAACATATTCAAGACCAGGAACAGGTGTATCGCCTTATATGATAGACAGAAGCGCTGAGCTACTTTCTAAAGAGTTAGATAAAGCAGGTACTGATTTAGTTACTCAAAAAGAGAATATAAGAATAAGTCAAAATCAAGGAGCTGAAGAAATAGCTAAACTTAAAAAAGGTATAAATAGTATTGCTGGTGGTGATGAACTTACTTTCAAAGATAAGTCTATAGACATGTTAAATGAAGAGGTTGATAATTTAGATTTATTAATGCGTAATTCTATAGGTAGAGATCAAACTGAATATATAAAAGCTAGAACTAATTTAATGGGTCTTCCTGAATTATATACTAAGACACTTACTTTATTAGACTCTAAAAGTGAAGAATACAATGGTATAGCTGATCAAGCTAGGCAAATATTAAATTCCACAAGTACAGAAGCTAGGGCTTTTATGAATGATATAGCGAATAATGATGGTAATAATATAACACCATCATACAAGAATGGTAATTTAATATTAACTTATAACGGTAAAGATGATCAAGGTAGAGATCAAGAATATGTTTTAAATGCTAATAATTGGATAAAAGCTAACAATAGCGGAACTGGTAATATAATTAACTATTCTAAAATAGGAGAACACGAAAAAGAGTGGGGTACTTTAGTTGATAACACTATTAAAAACTCTAATTTAAAACCAGAGGTTATTAAGTCTATAAAAGAACTTGGTGGTGGTAAAATAAATACTAAAACAGTGGAAAATTATATTGTAGCTAAAGAATCTTTAACTAAAAGGTTGTTGGAAAATACAAATTTATTGCCTACGCTAGATGAAAGTACTTGGCAATTTTTTAACCCAGGTGAAGAGTGGAATCCTAAAGATAAAGATGATATTGATAAATTAAAAGAAGAGGTAGTTGAATATTTAGTAGATCAAAAATTAGGTTTAGATAAAGTTACAACATCACAAGTAGAAAGTTTTAAAAGAAGACAAGGTGGTTCTGGTAGTAGTAGCAAGCAAAAAGTATATGTAGATTACAAAGACTGGGTTAAAAAGAGCCTTGGTGGAAACGAAGTACCATATGCGCCTGGTAGAGCTCCAGGTGATTACAAGCTAGTAGCTGAAAAGTTAATGGATATTAATCCAAATCGTTTTTTATTAGGTAAAGATTTAAAAGCTGATGAAAAAGGTTTAAAAATAAAGAAATATGAAAACTTTGATGACAATAAGCTGTATATCAAAAGTGGTGAAACATGGGAACCTTATACTCCTCTAAATACAGACCTAAGTTTAGATAAAATTAATCGAATATTAATAGACGCTACACCACCTGATGTAGAGAATAAAAAAGCATCCATATTATGATAAATGATTTTTTAACAGATTTTTACTATGAAAAAGTAGGTGAAGAATTATCTGATGATAAGCTTAACAGTATAGTAAATGCTTATAGTAATGATATAGATACTTTAGTGAATGATCTTTACTCTAAGTATGATCAAGGTAATATTAATGAAGAAAAATTAAATTTAATAAAAGAAACTTACGGTTTAAACGATGTTATTCAAACTGATACAGAACCTGAGAA